CTTGCCAAATTGTGAACTCGATAGTTTCAGCAACTTTAGAAGCAGCGTAACCAATCAAGAAATCAGCAAAGTTGGAAGGAACTACATCGTTGATGAATCCACGTCCAGTTTGAGCAGCTTCCCAATCAGATGCAAATTCTTTTTTGCAAAGTTCCAAGTTTACTTTCAAATCTGTAACGGTCAAAACTGACTCGCTCAAAGTCAAAGAACCTTGTTGAGAGAAGTCACAAGCAGCAGATTGAACCAAAGATGCAGCGTTAGCCAACTTCTTCAATACAGCCTTATACTTAACTCCCTCTTTTAATGTCACATATCCTTTAGCCAAAGTATCCCCTGAAAGGATGGCAGCGTTGATATATGGTAACGCAAGTTCACCTGCATATGTTCCGGTGATAGTCAATGAATCAGCCATTGTTTTTCTTTTTTATTTTTTATTTGTATTTATTTATGATTGAAAAGATTCTGTTTTTAGAATCCATTTTAGCCAAATTGATAGGCTCTGATTTTGCAACTGGAGAAGATTTCTTCACGCTATCAACTGCGGGTTGTTTGCTCATCTTTTCTATGGTTGCAGAAAGGCTTTGTTTCTCTGCATTCAATGCGGCAATCTTCGCTTCAAAAGCTTCAACCAATGAATTGATTGTGCTTTCAAATTCTTCTTTGCTTACACCTTCAAAAGCAGCTTGTTTTTCCTCTTCGATTTCGATTTCAACCTTTGGCTCTTCAGCTTCGGGTTCTTTAACCTCAGTGATTACACCACCTGCAACCACGATAACTTTACCTTCAGCGGTTGTGTGTTCCCCATCAGGTGCAGGGACTGGATTGCCGTCACCATCCATAATGAAAAGTTCACTACCAACTGAGAATTCAGCATCTGGAGAATATACCTCCGTGCCATCAGCTAAAACGGCCATCGCCATCTGAGCCTCTTTTTTGATTTCCCCTTCTGCAGAAAGTTGAATACCAAAGGCCTTCAAGCGATCTGCATATTTGGAAACGATTTCACTTACTTTGTTCATATCTATTATTTGCTTTTTCTTTCATTAAGTAGCAAAACACCTAATTTTGTTCCGTTGTAATAGTTTTTTTTAGTTAGTTTGTTTAGTTTCAAGTTCAAAAGAAAGGCCCTCCAAACGTGGAAGGCCTTTTTTGTCGGGTAAACATACACCTGCACGCGGTGTAATTAATCACAACCCACTCAATTCATTCTCTAATTCCTTCATTATCTTTTCGATTTCCTGCTGAGTCATATACTCATCACTAATTTCAGTGAAGAATCCCTCTAATGAAAATCCTTTGACATCACCTTGCTTAATGGATTGCCACACCTCATCATTATCTATCTTCATCCCAATGCACCACGTACCTTCGGGAAAGGAGAATCCAAAATTTTGGCTCTTATCGTGCTGACCTTCCACAATCCAAGACTCCACAACCGTACATCCAACAACTGGGATTTCGTGTTCTAAATTAGAGTTGTGATGCATATTCCTTTTAAGGTATTCCTGCGCAATCTTGTTGATGGTTTCCTTTGAATATTTACAGTAGTATTCACGTCCCATTGTATCAACTCGGTAGATCAATTGCTCGGGAATCATAACCGCACCATAGACCATCTTGCGCTCACCTTCCTCAATGGCCGCTTGTTGCACCTTGCGTGTTTTAGATAGTGCCACAAAATCCACTTCAATGGCAGGATTTTCTACAAGGCTCATTGCGTGAACACCCAAGTATCCACTATCATCAATCGTATATTCGATGACTTTGATTTCTTCTTCTTTCATATTACTTAATTAATTTTGATTGGTCTAAGATTTTTTGTTGTGCATCTTGTGCGCTCGTGACATTAGTAGCTAAAACATAACTTTGTATCGGTTGTGCGCCAGTCTTTTTATTATTTAAGAAAGACAAATCCAAGGCAGGTGCGGATGTTGAACCTCCACTACCACTACCCAATGCACCCATTGAACCACCGCCACCTGATGGCGCAGTTGAACCACCACCATTATATTTTGTTCTTGATATAACTGCTATTTGTGCAAGACCTGCCGTAATAGCTGCCCCCGCTGCAATTCCTGCTCTAATTGGTGCATCAGGGGAAGGTATTGTCAATTGAGATGCGTAGGCAGCGGTAGCACTTTGATACGTTTGAATCGTTGCTTGTGCTATACCTAACGCTTTATTTCGGTTAAAGGCTCTTTTCCTATCCGCCTCCGTGCTTCCAGCAAATGCATCATTTAAGGCCATCAATGAACCAAGTACGCTTTGAGATATTTGGATACGTGCCTCTTGCATTGCCTTTTCATTTGCAATTCCTTCTTCCCTTCTTTTCTTATCTTCTTCTATCAATTTTTGATAATTGTTTTTTGTTTCATCAAAAATAATTTGAAGTGATTGTTTTTTAACTTCGATTCCTTTTGATTCAATTACAACATCATCTTCCGCTTGTTTCTCTTGTAATGCTTTTACATCCGCTTGATATGATGCATCTAATTGCTTTAACAGTTCTTTGTTGCCGTGCGCTAACTTTTCTTTTTCTAAATAAAGAAGTCTAAGTTGTCGGATTTCTCTTTCATCATTTGATAAAGTTTCTTGATACCTTTTCTCTTGTTCAGCTTTTAAGAATTCAGTTAATGACTTTTGGTCATCTTTAATCTTTTGAATTCTTTGCGCCTCCTTTTCGGCTGCCTCTTTGGCTAAACGTTCCTTTTCTTTGTGTAAATTTTCAGCATCTTTTAACGCTTGTTCTTCCTGCTTCTTACGTCTATCTTCATTTTCCTTATCTAACTTCTTTTGGTTTTCAGCACGTTCTGAGGCTTTACTATCAGTTAATCCGATGTAGTCCAAGAAGTCAACCAATCCACCCGTAACTGCATCAATGGTTTCTTTGATGAACCCAAACATTTTACCAACCAATCCACCTGCCTCAACTAACTTATCAAAGTTCATCACAACCGCTGCGATGATTCCGCCAATCAAAAATATTGGATTAGCCAATAATGATTTCCCCAAGTCCAACATAGTTGAACCGAAGCCTTTTGCAGCTTTTGTAAGGTCATCAAATTTGAAATCCTTAATCGCACTTGATACCCCTTGCAATCCAGTTTGCGCTGCACCAAAATCCAAAGAAAGAATTGATGAACCAATCATCCCAAAGGAGTTGTTTAACCTCTCCAATGGATCCCCTGCCAAAGTATTGACTGATTTACCCAAGTCACCCACTTTATCTGTGAGTTCCCCAAGTTGTCTTTGTACCTTATTAAATTCCGCAGTACCTTCAGGAAGCCTTGCCAATTCTTCCCTCAATTGACGCATTTGCGCTCTTAACGATTGCGTTTTTTCGGTTGCGTTACCTTGTAATTCGAATTCTAATACAACTTTATTATTAGCCATTGAAAATCATTTTAATTAATTCGTAAGTACCCCAAAGTAAAGTAGCAACAATGGTCAAATTGATACAACCAGTTAGCCATTTTGGTAATTTATTTTGGTAAGATTTTGACTTAGACTTGATGCCCATCTTTTGCATCTCGCATATGTTCTTAAATGTCTGCTGTGGATTATTCATAATGGTATTGATTGTAAATTATTTGACCGCCTACAAAGATATTGTCCTGCGGATAAGTTGCATTCTTTAACAACAACTGGGGAGCGAATGTAAGACCCACAATGTCCACACTCAATTCAAAGTTACCGCTAATCGTTTCAAGATTTTCACTAACAATGATTGCATCTTTGACACTCAATACCCCTGCGGATGCAGTCATCTGAATGTTGAATTCAACTACTCCATTGCCATCAATACCTGCGTTTATTTGTCCAATGGTTAGCATAAGCTTCATATACCAAACGGAGTCATCGGGAATGGTTATATAATTGCCTCTTTCAGTTGTTAGTGTTATTGGTGTTGTATTATTTGTCCAATCCCCTGCGCCTTTCACTTGTATAATTCCGCTTCGATACTCACCGGCATAACTGCCACCACTACCAATGGTCACACCTTCATTGATTGACTTTGCAGAAGTACCCAAGACAGTCACCGCCCCAATGCCATCATTGACGTAATTCCTATCCCCACCTACAAATGAGCCATTGTTATCCGAACCTAAATAACTTGTATCACTTATAACAATAGACCTTTCGTTGTTCTCTTTTACAACTGCGTTATCTACTTGAATGAGTGCGTTTTTAGTGTTGTTCACGTTTGTAGTTGGTCGGCTTGGATCATCCTTTATTGACTCCTTATCTCCACCTGAACCTTTGCCATCTCGCAGTATAGCGTAGCAATCTGAATTAACCCAATAGTAACCATACTTATCACAACACGCTTCGGTTGCTGTTGCAGGGTTATCATCTCCATCAAGGAAAGGAACGCTACCATTTGTATTGATAACATTATCAGGATGGAGTAAACAATCGGGAATAGCACTTACAACCTTGATAAGCTTCACCTTAACGCTATCCTGCATACCTACCACGTAATCGCTGATATCAAGAATCCGATAGTAAGAATCTTTTATATAAATCTTGTCATTGAATTTAAACTGATAAATGTCGGCAAATTCAAGAGCAAAGAAAGCCTCAATGATACGTGCATCAGGTGCGTAAATGTCAGCGATATAATCATTCCAATAACGTTGATAAAGCGTCTTATATGGTGTTGATTCGATGGGGTGCAAAGGTATTTCTTGACCGAAGTTCAAATCTTCATCCGCTATTGTTGGAATGGGAGTGGTGTAATGGCTGAATAAATCAAGTGTTTCGGTGGCAATGGTATTATAGTCATCATTAATTACATTGACGTTAATAGTTGAATTGGTTCGATACAATATACGCACACCACCATTTACATATTGACCACTATTACTGATAAATTTAGGGATTGGATAATCAGTGCCTTTCACCAATGCCAACGGACAAGGACTAAAAAACAATTCAATCTTAAAATTACTTGTTGTAAAATCATTCTCCGAATCTATTAAAAGCAATCTACCAAACGCTCTATTGCCTTGTGAATTGTATAAGCTATTGAGGTAGTCAGTTGATGGCTTATAAGTCCAAAGATTCTCACGTGCTTGATAATCCGCTGTTGATGTGAGTGTAATGTCTTTTGATATATCTAACTTGTTAGACCAATCCTTCGCCACTCCTTGTGCAAGATATTCTTGTATTGGCATAAATGTCAAAAGTTTTGGATTGACCTCATCCGCAATAACAACTAAGTTGAGCATCTTAAATAATGAGCTGATGAACTCACTACATTTCATAATTGGCGCATTCGCTGACCAATCAATAGGATTTCCAAAAAAAGGTTTTGTAATAGATTGAGATTCAAAAAGATTAATACCTTGACCAGCCACATCCCGAAAAGTAATTGTGCCAGTAAAATCATCAATCGCAGTTGAGCCAACTGAATAAAGTACCACACGAGATACAGATCCTTGAATTAAATAATTGTCCGCTTGATAAGTTGGACTCCAACTTGTTACAGCTTGTCGAATTTGAATTGTATTTAAAATCCAAGTATTATTTTCCGAATTGTAAAAATTGAACGATCTATGAAATGGTTGTAAATATTCAACACCTCCTACGGTGGATATTATCCCGACATTGACATTGGCGTTATTCATTGGTTGGTCTATCTCGATAGAGATATTTGCATACAATTTATATCTGCCCGAAAAAGGCGCAGTAAATGAATTTCCAACCACATTATTACCATAGTCAAAAACCTCCGTCATATTAGGCAACTCACATACTCTCAAATTCATTCCGTTAATGGTTGCCGCAACAAAATCAACACTTGTGACTGTTTGCCCATCTATCCCTTCCTTCAATCTGAAATTTGCAGTTTCGGGATTTCCATATGTTTGAATGTATCCTGCCTCACCACTCCAAGGAATCCACATTTTATCAAGTTGGTCTACCAATGTAGCACTATCAACATCATTGAATTGAAATCCACTTAGTGTGAAAATTTTGTCGAATATGTAACGTGCAGAGACGAATGGAGTGAGTTCACCAATTGAGCAGGCAGTATCTTGATTCGTGGTATAAATACTACGTGTGCCAGGCTCATCAATTTGCCCCACCCAATTTTGACCTCTATCCGCAAACCCTAAATATATTTGATTTGATGCGTTGAATGTTGATAAAATTGAATAGCTTAAAACATCATTAAAATCACCTTGCAATTCAACACCTATGTAATTTTTGAAATCAGCATCTCCAATGGTCTTAAAGAAATCCACCGTGTTGCCAAAGAAAACTATCTCCAAATCACTCACCTCACCATTGCTTGTGTATGCCGCTTTAAATTGCACATATCCCTCAATGATGGGAATAGTATCCACCGTTATTGATGCATTGATTTTACGCTTTGGATTGAAGCCGCTAAATTGAAAAGTATTTTCTTGAATGAATCCAAATATCCCTGCGTTGGTTGAGGTAAATGGAATGCGGAAAGTACGTGAATAATTACCACGTGGCGCAAGGTCTTTGATGTCATTAAATGACCAATTCAAAGAGATATTTTCATTCTCATAAAGGTCAACCAATACAGGCACTTGATTGTCCTGCGTATATAATATTAATGCTGTTTCCATTCGTTAAATTTATGGGCAGTTACCAAAACCAACTGTGATGTAAATAGTACCGCTAACCGTTCCGCTACCACTCCACGCAGGTAATGTTAATCGGAAGTAGTTATTTGTTTGAGCAGTTGTACCCCAAACGGCATTAGCTACAATAGGTGTTCCAGGTGATTGTAATCCTTGCAATGATATGATTGCGCCTCCACCCGTTTGCCAATTACCCAAAGTGATTGTGCCTTGTCTAATTATTGATGCACCTGCTGGAGTTGTGAAATCATAGTCAACTTGTATGTAATATGTTTCTCCTGCTATTGGAGTAGCACCTACCAAATCATTCACGGTAGCTTGGAAGTATCTATCACGTGTGGCATTTGTTACATCAACTTTTAAAGCATCACCTACCAATCCATCAAAAGTAAAATTGAGTTGCCCACTTTGTTGAGTAAACACCGTGAAGTTGTGGCAAGGATCAGGTGAAGGTATCGGGAATTCAGCAGCTAAATCATTGATAGTATCGTAATCATTTGCTAACTGAAGTCTTAACGTTTGATTGTACTTCTTTGAATTACGCTCACGCTTCATCAAGTAATTTGTGTCCTCAACTACCACAGGCAAAATGTTGAACCCATCAACGTTGTCATCAACCATCCAAACGGACTTTGAATAGAACAAATCTTTCATTGCCTTAAATTCGCTCTCCGTTAACCAATCACTTGTAAGGTTAATGAATGTCTTTATAATTGGCTCACGCTCGTTTAATGCACGTGAATAATTTTTAGTATCAAATGGAGTGTCAACATCAGCCGTGTTATAATTACCAAGATATGTCTTGTAGCGTTTCTTTTCCACATCAATCGTGCGCTCATTCTTTTTGATAAATGAGAAACTATCCCATCCACCCATTTGGTTCAACCAATAAACGTGAACTGGATTATGTTTACAATCTTCATCTATGTAAAATCCATATTTCGCAGTTACCTCAACTTCACTACCATCAATTCCAACAACCGTCCAAAATAACGTATCATCAGCATTTTCTTGGCTGATATAACCCCCCTCGATTAAATTTTTAAGACCTACTGGGAGATGATATAATGATGCTGCTTGTTGAATGAATGGAATGTCGAAAGTTGTAATTTGAGTGTACGTAGAATCGTACAAATAAAATCTAAAATTTGCGATTGTGTAATAGGGATAAGCTTCATTAATCAAGTTGCCATTATCAGTTATCCAACTTAAAATCTTATAAGCGCTATCCTTTGCACCTTTAACATTTGATCTTGATACGTGTTGCCAATTGATTATCTCCGATTGTAGCGCAGAAGGTAAGTTAATTCGTGTGGCTAATGTCTCTTTGCCAAATCCAATCGTGTTATCGTAGAACTGAGATAGCGCAATTGGTTTGGTATCATTTGTACCCATTACCAAGTAATTAATTTTCCCCTTTCCGTACACGCACATTAATGTATATGAATTGGCTACTGATGTATTTTCAGTAAATACTCCTGCAACCTCATAGCCTTCATACAACTGAATTGCAAATGTATTAACCAAATTGTTGTTAACTACTATTGGTTCACTTATCTGCAAAAGCACATCATCTCCATCATCAATCGTTACATTTGTTTTTATTAATTGATTAAATATAGTCTTTGCATTAAACACACCACTACCCACTGCATTGGGTGCTATATAAAATTTGTATTCTTTAGAAGTTGTGTTATCCGTTATATTAACGATGTACTTAAAGCCAGTATTGGCGAAATCTGATGAGGTCATTGTAAATGAAACATCATTATTCGAGTAGCACATTCCTTTGGTGCTGTTACCTCCTTGTGCTGAAAGTCCTCTGATTGCTGTGTTATATGCCATATTAAATCTTTATTTTACCTGCTAAGTTTTCTTCAATTGCTATTGTGATTTCGCTTTTCAAAACCTCAATGAATTTGTCATTAAAATCAACCAAAGTTTCATTGACTGCATCCCGATAATAAAAGAGTGGTTTGATTCCCCTTCTACCAATTGACATACTGATGTTGTATGCAATTGCCTCCATTGCGTTTTTTCTTGCCTTTGGAGTGGCGAACTTTTTGAATGAGCCATTCTCATTGCGTGGTGAAATCTTTTTGATTTTCATCCATTGCAGTATCGCATCCGTTGGAGGTCTCTTACCTGGCTTCCGTCCCTCCTCTACATAGTAAGCATATTTTTCCGCTTCACCCTTTGCAAAGAAATCAATGCGTCTGTATTTACTATCGTAACGGAATGCTAACGACTTGCGTAACGTGTCAGATGCCACCGCTCTTCTTTTCTTTCCATTCACCGTGCGATACACACCAAGATTGAGCATCGCCTTTTCGACAACCTCCTGCCCAAACTCTTGCATCAATTGGTTAAGTGGATTCTTAGCCATTGACGAATTTAGTAAATGCGTTATTACTATCCTCAATCAAAAGGTCAACAAAGGCATCAACACCTTTGGCATCTAATGCAACTCTAAACGAATCGTAATCACTACTCATATCCCATCCGAAAAAGATGTTGTGACCAACCACCTCAAGTATTTGCAACTCCCCTTTATTTGTTATCTGATATCTCATATGGTTATCATAGCTGAAGTGTTATGTACTGCCGCACTCGTTGCCGTTGCGTTATTTACTACCTTAATTGAGCAATCATCACCTGCGTTAAATGACACCGATGATGCACCGCTATTTGCTTCAGTATTCGCTGCGCTACCTGCAGCTATCGTAACCACTACAGATGTATCAACTGCGTTCTTTCTCACGGTTAATACAAGTGAACCTGTACCTGATTGAGCAGTGAAAATTCTCACGTAAAAATTA